AAATCGGCTAATACTGATTTAATCCTTCTTGACTCAGAATAAATTTTCAATACAAATCCATTTTCACTTGTTGTTGTTGATTCTTCCGCATATATGTCTAAAGCCGCTGATATTTCCGGAGTATATTCCATACTTTCGTAGTCGTAATACGACGCCAATCTTGTCGGTTCAAAATAAACCCCTTGTGTATAAAGATTATTTTCAATTTTTGTCCATTGGTTGGCAAGATATACTGTTTGTTGTGCTTGTAATTTTTGTTTTTCGTATTCTTGCTTATTTGTTGTTTTTAATAATTCTTTTTTGTCATATCTGAACGTAGGGTAATCCTGACTCAGTAATGAATTTGGACCAAAGGCTGTGGATAACCTCTGCCAAACCGTCATATTTTTATTATTTTGCTCCATTCTTTAAATTTAATGTATTTGAATTTTTAATAAATACTATCTTCTACCACCAAATAACCACCCATAATTTTCATAATCTCTTCTTGATGGTTCAGTTGATCTTTGATTTCCCATAAAAGGACCTGAAGGTATTACAGGATTAAATGCAACTTGTTTATTAATGTTTTCATTTGAATTGACAGTCCAAGATTCAAGCATCGCTTTAGTTTGTTCACCAACTTTTTTAAGTTGTGAAAATGAATTTTCACCAACATAAATAGCCATTGATATTCCCATAATTAAATCATCGTGATGTCCTTTTTGGTGATCTGGTCTTCCGTTTATATAGATAAACGTATTCATTTCATTAAACAATCTTTGACTATAAATTTTGAATCCGTGTCTTATTGCTTCTTCAAAAGATGCGATAATTTGAACCCTTTTATTATTGAAATTTATTCCGGGTGTTTTATCTAATAATTTTACATTATACTTCCAAGGGTTGTTCGCCTCAATATTATCTATATAAAGGTTTTTATATCCCAATTCTAGTAGTTTTCTTGCGGTGGCGACACCCATTCCCCCTGTAATATCAATTACGATAAACGCATTATACATCATTCCCCACTTATATGCAATCTCCGCCGCAACATCAGGAGGAACCTTTCCAAGATATTCTAAAACCTGTTCTCTTTCATCAAAATCAATAATAATGATAGATGTAGAGTCTTCAGAATCCCCTCTTGATACGTCCACACCCATTATGTATTTGTGATTCTCTACCGGTTCTTTCCACATCCAAAGAGATCCCCCCATCATTTTATTTTCGGGATCTTTGATGAAATTTTTATGAATTCCTTGCATTAATTTAGAGTCAAATACATTGTCCCCGGAACCTAAAAAGTTACATTCCAATTCCTGAGAAACTTTACGCTTATCAAATTTTAATTTTTTAACCATCCCCTCAAACCATGTTGAGGTTGGTTTATATCCGTCAGCAATTTTTTGTTTTATTTCCTCAAAATCTCTTTCAGTGAAACTTTTCTTAGAATAATCAATAACATCAAGATTTTTATAATCTTCTCTATTAAGAAAATAATGTATTAAATCCTCAACTTTAACAAGTTTAAGATCTTTTGTATATCTTGGATCTTTAAACCAATACATTTCAGATATTTTAAACTCATTCATATTTCTGAGTGCCTGATCGTATATCTCGTAATAAATGGGGTCAAATCCGTTAGGCGTTGAAATAACAATAACTTTACCACCGGTAGAAAGAGAGGCCATACAAGCCGCCCAGAAATCACTGTCAGCCTCAATATATGCTGCCTCATCAAATATCAATATTGTTGGAGTATAACCGCGAAGAGCATCTTTTGAAGTTGCAACCGCTTTAACCTCACAACCATTATTTAATTTGTAATGTCTTTGTGAATCCTTTTCTTTAGAGAAATCAATCCCAACCCATTTAGGCCATTGTTCGGTAAATCCACGAACTTTATTCGCCATTTCAATGGCGGTATCCAATTTATTTGCGATTATTAGAATCTTTTCAGGTCTTTTCTTTTGGGCAAATGCAATTTTTTTTGATGCCCAAGCGGCGGTTACTGTGGATACTCCCGCCTGACGGTATTTTAATGCGATATTCTCATTGTAGTTCTCATAATCCTCAAGTAAACTTTCTTGATCCGGAAATAGTTCTAAAGGAACATATTGAGAAACTGTGTTATCGTAGGTTTGTAAATATGTTTTAAGTGCATATGGTGTATCTTTCATACACTTTGCGTATTCAACATATAATTGTTCTTTTGTTAATGCCATATCCTATAAATATCAAATCCCCTCGAAAGTGAGGGGATTCAATAATTTATGTGGTTTTATTTACTTGTTGTAATTCCTAATCCTCCTAATAAGGAATCTAAATCAGGACCATCATCATCGTCATCATCACCATAATCACTCAAATCATCGTCTTCATCGTCGTATTCTCCTGTTGCTTGATCATATTCCTGTTGTTGTAATTCAGAAACAATACCATCAACAAGATCTTTGATAAATTTGGTTCCTCTTGGATTCCCAGCCAAAACTAACTTGGAAATATTCAAGAATTCTTCAGCACTTAACATTGAGAATCTTGAAATCAAATAGTTTCTGATCATTTTTTGATCATCTTCAAACAATTTGTCAGGAAACGCCTCTAAGAATTTTTCCCAAAAAATAGGTCCAAGTCTGATATCCCAAACTTCGGCTTGTAAAGTATCTTCAGATGCTAAAACCATTTCAGATTGTCTTGGATCATCAGGTAAACCGTGAGAACCCAAAATATCATAAACACCTTTTAATAATTCGTGAACAAGGATAGGAAAACTAGAACCTTTAGCTCTAACTGTAGGTGGATCTGTTGTTAAATCAACTTCTTCTTGACCCGCCTGACCTTGTCCAGATCCTGCCATTTGCATCACCATATCTTCAGGATATAACCAATAAAGATAATCCAAAGTTGCCATAGAAAGTCCGTATAAATTTGTAAGTTGAGGGTTAACATTCTCTAACTCATTTCTTACCAATTCAAACATATAATGTCCTTTCTTAGCCGCTCCTTGAATAAGAGAATTCATAAATCTTCTCTTAGCCTTTTCCATATCAAACTTTTCAAATGCGTCAACAAAGTCTTCAAGTTGTTCTGTATTTTCCTCAAATGCGTCTTTAACTTCTTCATCTGAGAATTGTTCCGCTTGACCTTGCATATCTTCAGCCGCTTGTATAGAACCCATAGGAACTAATTCAGCCTCAAAATTTATTTTTCCTTCAGGAATACCCATTTCTTTTTTAACTAATTCTACCGCTAATTCCTCAAGATATTGTTTGTTTCTCTGCTCAATCATTGTGATATTTTGCATCATTCTCATAGCATTCATCATAAGATTTTGGAAAGCTCCTCTACCTCTTAATGGTTCTCTACTACCAGCATATCTTGCAAATTTTTCAACAACATCCTTAAATCTTTTAGACGAAACAATCTCATCAAATCTTTTATCACCCTCGGGCATTGCCGGATGTTCAGAATATGGAGTTTCACCTCTTTCTACTTTTCTTTGAATACTTGGATCAGGTCTGATGTCTCCGGGTAAATCCCCGAATTCCATTTGTTCTCTTGTTATTCTTTTTTTCATTATTTTTTAAATTTAATTCCTAAACTATTAAATGTTAACCAACTTGGTAATTTTTTTCTTGCCTTTGGTTTTGGTTGTTTGTGTTCGTCAGGTTTTAGTGGATCAAAAGGTTTTTTCTTTGGTGGAGTTTTGGTTCCGGGTTTTGTTGTAGGATCCGTCTTAGGTTTAGCAGGTGCGTCCATTACCGACTCTTTAGTTTCCGCCGCCTTTGGTCTGATTTTTGGTCTTTCTTCAGGATTTTTTTCTCTTTTTGGAGAGAAAGGATCGTGCGGTTTTTCTTTTGGTGGTGACTGAGTTCCGGGTTTTGTTGTAGGTTTTGTTTTTGTATCAGAATCTTTATCTTCAGTTTTAACACCAAACGAACCTATTTTACCAATAGGTGTTTTCATAGTTTGTTTTTTCGATTCTATTAATCTCATTAAATCTCCCTTTGTCATTTTAGGACTCATATGTTGTTCCAACAAAGATACGATTTTTCTTTCTAATAAAATATCAAAATATTGTTTTCCTTCTTTAATTGATTTTTTTACATCTCGTACACATCTTTCAAATTTCGCCGTTTTT